ACCCGCGCCAGAACGGCTTGGCCGTCGCGCTGCGCGAGTTGGGCCGCATCGAGCGCACGCTGTTCATCCTCGACTGGCTGCAAAGCGTCGAGCTACGCCGCCGCGTGCATGCCGGGCTGAACAAGGGCGAGGCGCGCAATGCGCTGGCCCGTGCCGTGTTCTTCAACCGCCTTGGTGAAATCCGTGACCGCAGTTTCGAGCAGCAGCGCTACCGGGCCAGCGGCCTCAACCTGGTGACGGCGGCCATCGTGCTGTGGAACACGGTCTACCTGGAGCGTGCGGCGCATGCGTTGCGCGGCAATGGTCATGCCGTCGATGACTCGCTATTGCAGTACCTGTCGCCACTCGGCTGGGAGCACATCAACCTGACCGGTGATTACCTATGGCGCAGCAGCGCCAAGATCGGCGCGGGGAAGTTCAGGCCGCTACGGCCTCTGCAACCGGCTTAGCGTGCTTTATTTTCCGTTTTCTGAGACGACCCCTAATTGGTTGCTATAATTGAGCCGCAGTTTTTGTCAACTACGAAGACGTTGCCATTACTTAACTCCTTGACATCATTGGCGGCCATCAGGCCGCCTTTTTTTTGCCATATGAAAACAATCGAACAAAAAATTGAACAGCACCGTAAGTGGCAGAAGGCAGCCAGAGAACGAGCGATCGCTCGGCAACGGGAGAAGTTGGCTGATCCGGCCTGGCGAGAATCTCAATATCAGAAAATGCGGAATACTATCGACCGCCGTATCGCTAAACAGAAAGAGCGCCCACCAGCCAGCAAAACGCGGAAAAGCGCGGTAAAAATAAAATCTCGTGGCTTGAAGGGACGAACACCGACGGCGGAGGAGCGGCGCATAGCCAATGCTCTTGGCGCTCTCCCCTGCATTGCCTGCTATATGCATGGAGTAATATCTGAAGAGGTGTCTCTGCACCATATCTCCGGTCGTACCGCGCCTGGTTGTCACAAAAAGCAATTGCCACTTTGTAGATGGCACCACCAGCATGCAGCACCGGCTGAAGTAAGAGAAAAATACCCCTGGCTGGTCCCTGTTCATGCCGATGGTGTGGTTGGAGGCAAGAAAGAATTCACCTTGCTGAACAAGTCAGAGATGGAGTTGCTGGCTGACGCCTATGAGATGGCAAACATCATGCACTAATAAATATATTATTTTTAATCTGAAATAATTGACAACTGACAAGTGACTTCAGTCAGAATCATCACATGCCCGGTACGGATGGATCCCTTTTCAAATATTCCATGGACGGCACAGTCTGAGTACCGGGCGCTACCTTCAGTTGTATTGCTAAGCCGCCGCTGGTGGCTTTTCTTTTTTATAAGGGGCGCTATGGATAAGAAAATATGCGTTGTTTCGATGAGCGTCGGCAAACCGGCGTCAATGACTGCCGCATGGATCAACAATGAGCTGATAATGGCTGAGCGGACCAGCTACCCTGAACGCCGCCGCGATATGGAACTCCAACTGCTGCGCGAATTGCGAGAAAAAGAGGAAAAGGGTTTTATCGTGCTGGTGGAAGAGGAAAACAGCTTTATTACCGGTCGAGTTGGCCAGCGTGTAAGGTTGCGTGATCCCTTCATGAACGGCAGACCGGTACTGATTGAAGCAATGCAGATTTACAAGGAATTGGAACGCCAGAAAGCGATCAAGTTACCGCGCAAGGAATCCGGCAAATACATCCTCCACCAAAGCATCTTCGATTCCGAACATGACAAAAAAGGCGATGAATTTTTCAACATCAACTGGAGCGAAATAACGACAGAGCATGTTCTGACGTTACTATGTTGCTTTGCGACGGAATACAACAACGTTGCCAGCGCCGACTACATCAGGGCAATGGCTGGAGAAGTTGAGGCACACCAGGAACCATCGTTACTAAACCCTCTCATTAACATAATTCGGGGCACACAGAGACTTGCAGAAAAAAGAGTTCCTCATGGAATCTTAACTGGAGAGGGGAACTATTTTTAACGGCCTAAACGCCACTTCTTTCAGGTCGTGTAGGATGTCAAAAAAGGAGGTTTTCACCTCCTTTTAAACTAGAATTATGGTAATGCGCTCTTGATTAACTGATAAATATCATCATTAGCAAACTGCGTTCTGAATTCAACTTTAACAGACTGACTTATTTGATTGAAAAGCGCTTGGGCATGTTCAATTTTCCGTTTTTCTTCAAGCCGTAAACTATCCTTACTATCTACGTTTTTTGTTTCAATGATAAAATTAAGATAATCACCTTCCGCTGTTTTTACAACATAAGCAAAATCGGGTGAGTAAGTGTATCCACCAGCTACCGGGATCTTAATAGAATTCTTCGGTATCTTTGAAAAAACAACAACAGACTGGATCTCTCTATCTGTTATATTACGCCTTTCAAGCTCTGAATCATAAAAAACTTCTTCAAAAAGATAAGTATCTAATGGTGCTTTTGCATTATCCTGCAATACACCAAGATCACTTGATAATACCTCGCCTAGAGGATTACCATCAGCATTTGTGAACTTTGTAGGATGAATTGAACCCGAAATCAAATTATATCCGAGGCTGAATTTATTAAACGAATTGTTCAACAAATACTTACTAAAACCAGATTTAATTTTTCTGATTGTTTGAATATTAAGGTATTCAGTGATATTAATAGTGTCTTTTATATCACAAAAAACTTTATGTAAAGTACCGTGTTTAACAAAAATAGTCTGTGATAAGTTATCGAGAAACTCTCGATAGCTCATTGTGTTCAGCTTAGCAAAGTCATCGTCATCACTGACAATGCTTTTCGACATTGCCATATCATTGTGGATGTAAATTTTATCAATGCGAGTATGAACGCCTGATTTGGTAAATCGTTCTGTTTCTTCGAGCATGAATGACTTGAAAATGGATAAAAATTCACTTTCACTGTTTATTTTGTACTCAATCACCGCTTTTTGATTGATCAAATCCCATAGTTCTTTCAGCTCACTGAACTTACCAACACGCATTTTAGTGCGTCTTTTTCCATCAGTAGCTTTTTTGATTTTACCAGGTTTCACTCCTATAGGGAATGCTGCTGGATATTTGGATTTTAAGCGGCTATAGGCATCTGAATCTTTGAAATTATCATTGTCATCAATGATTTCATCATTGAAAAGTTCATTCATTAGTGCTCTGGATGAAAGCTCAGGATACTGAGCCATGATTTGTTCCTTAAGCTCTTGAGTAAACTTACTTGGAACTCTTTCTTTGAAAGAACTCTCGTTGACCTCTTTAACAAGTGAGTCAACAAAATCCTTTTCTGTAAAATCAACATAATATTTAAGGGTAAAATTGCGGTCTTTCACTCGACACATGTATTCATTCACAGGAAGACGCAAACCGCGCCCTACCTCTTGAAGCTTAGATGTGGTACTACCGCTCGAACGGAGCTTACAGATCTGAAAAACATTAGGATTATCCCACCCCTCACGCAACGTCCATTTTGAGAAAATAAACCGACGGGGATTATCTAAAGACAGCAAAAGCTCTTTGTCATGAAGGATTTCGTTGATTTCCTGCTCGATTTTATCATCCTTATCACTGTTATCTTTTGAGAAATAACCACCATGAACGGAAGATATATTTGTGACTGTTTTTTCAAGATAGTTTTTATAAAACGCATCTTGCTCTGTTTTTAACAGTTCATTAGCTTCTGCCAGAACGTATTCTTCGAATTTGGTCTTCAGGCTTCCGGAAATATCATTACCGTCACGATAGCCTTCAATATCGTCAATAAAGAAAAGAGTAAGAGGCTTTATGCGTGGCCTTTGTGTCAGAAGTTCTTTTTCTAACTTAAAGTGTTCTTTGACAGCCTTACGCATCATGTTATCAGCGAGTGTCTGATCGTAAGAATAGGGATTTATTGAGCTACCAATCTTCAACTCAATACCATTACTCAACACTGCTGTGCTCTTGTTTAAAGCATCAAGAGTTAAATCATGGATCGCACTATGCGTCTTAGACAGTGATTCACCTTTAGCTAACTTAAACGATTTTTTGTTGTTGTTTTCATTCAGTTCAAATGTAGCTTCCTTTCCGTCAGATTTGACGAATTTGAGGTTTGCGTTACCATCGCCGACTATATCCTCAATATATGCATCAATACCTTTAACGAGATCATCGTTAAATGCGTCCACGGCTGTAAGACGATAAACCAGGTTCTTATAGCCTTCGCTAAAGGTTGCGCCATAGCGGATAATATATTGTGCGTTAAATTTCTCTATGTTTTCCCATGTTTTTTTACCAGTAGGAAATCTATGTGGTTCGTCAATGATGATAAATGGTTTTACAGCTCTGAGCGCGTCAACTGGAGTATTAAACTGATTATCAAGCAAGCCAGTATCGTAAGTATCCGTTAAAGACTTAGAGTTGATCATTCCTGAGTTAATAACAAGAACGTGTATATATTTTTTATTGAAGTTACTTGCTTCAACAAAATCATGTATAGCCTGAGGCATATACGATTTTGTATTTTTGCCAGCGTTTTTCTGACTTTCAACAACGTAAGTTCTCAGCTCACGCTTGTAATCATCCCGGAAGTGTTCTTTTAAAGCATCACTTTTTAAAAAGTTAACGGTTCCGGCCTTGATAGATAGAGTCGGAACAATGATGATAAACTTGTTAATACCAAATGATTTATTCAGGTCAAAAATAGTTTTGATATAGGTGTACGTCTTGCCTGTACCTGTCTCCATAGAAACATCAATGATGTTGCTTTTAGCATTGTGATTATCTTTTGAGTGCGCAATACCATTGAACGCCTGAACATTTTTTATATTGTTGTAGTATTGTTGTTCAGACAGCTTCAGTTCAGGATTAGCTAAAAGGCGAACAGCAACATTATCCGTCAGGTGAGGTGTTGCGGAAACAAAAACATTCATCACCGCATCGACTCCTGCTTTCTGATGCGGCAAGTTCTTTTCGAGAGTGAACCCTTTTGACATGATTAGTTCCTCACCACCAAATCTAACTCAATAGATTTTTTATTAGCATAACTTTTTAGTGCTTCATTGAGTTCCATTTGCTTTGCGCTTTCAAAATTGCTGCCATAAAACACGACTTTGTTTGGAGCAAAGTCTTTGTCTGAATCCACCTTTTGAAGTAACGCTTTCAATGCTTCGCTAGTAAAATTAGGTGCAATCAAATACAGACGACCATCGCACAAATGTGCTTTGTAGCCACCAAGATCAACATCTTCAATAGGTGTTGTTAGCAAACTGCCATCATACAGGCACCATGTAGTTAATAGAGTGTCATATTGTTCAGGCGTCAAGACAACATCATCAAAGAATGTATGATTAGACAGTGTAAGTTCTGATTCGTCTTTAGCGCGAAAATCTGGCATTAGTTGATATACCTTAAACCCCTGATCCCTATTTTTTTTAGACGCCCTAATTAAACGCTCCTTTGTTAAGTCAAATATTGTATTATAGCCATGCTTCATGGCATCAGATTTATCTTTTGTAGGTTCATCTAGTTGAACTGTAATAAACTGATACGACGTTTTATTTTTGTTATTCAAATTAAAAACTGTATGCGCTGTAGTTCCTGACCCAGCAAAAAAATCCAAAACAATACCCTCTCCATCACATGCAAAAGATATTAAATCTTCTACTAATTTTATAGTTTTAGCATTTGTGAATGGTTGAGTCATTTCTGGGAACAGCTCTTTAAGTTCGTTCGTTGCAACACGCCCATCAAGATGGATAACGGAGCTTAATTTCTGTTTGTAATCCTTAGCATAAACTTTTAGTTCTATAATTTTGTTTTCATCATCACCGAAGATGATCTTTTCTTCAGACAGAAGCCTATCCATTGTATCTAATGGAAAACGATATCCCATAAGAGGTTGTTTGCATGGCTTCTTAGTTTTTGGATGTATAATATCATATCTGTAACCCTCTTTTCCGGGGTTGTGGACGCTCTGACTACCAGTATAGATGCCGTCTTTGTCTATATATTTGTATCGGTCAAGAGGCCATAATTCAGATCTGTGTTCACGAAACCACTGGGTATATTTTTCCTGAAGTTCATTGCCAGTGTATTTTGATGCAAATTCTTCACCTATGTTGACAAGTAAGTTTTTTACATCGGAGATATTAGATTTCCACTCACTTATAAGCTGCTCTTTGTTTTTTGTGTAAACAATAATATATTCATGCTCTACAGCGATATTTGAAGGGTTGTTATCAGTTGCATTTTTCCATACTAGATCCCCAACATGGTTTTGCTCACCAAAGATCTCGTCGCAAACTAGTTTTAATTGACTGAACTCATTATGGTCAATAGAAATAAAAATAGTCCCGTCTTCTCTCATTAATTCACGAGCAATATAAAGGCGTGGGTAAATGAATGTCAGCCATGCACTATGACTGCTTGACCCCTTGGTGGTAAATTCTAATATGCGTTTAGCCTCATCGAGGTCGATGCCTGCTAGTTCAGAAAGCTGCTCAGGTGTAAATTTGCGATCATCATTATAAACGAACCCATCCTTACCTGTATTGTATGGTGGGTCAATGTAAATCATCTTCACCTTTTCAGCGTAAGCATTAACCATATGCTTCAATACTTCGAGATTATCCCCTTTGATTAACAGGTGTTGACTGTTCTTGTTCTCTTCTTGTTGGTTATGAGTTTTATCTTCTGCCAACAACGTTTTCGGTGGTAGATTGGCCAACAAACGGGCATAAGATTTACCCAGCCAGTTCAAGCTGTATGATTCTTTAGAGAGTTCAACTTCCGATGCCCTAATAATCTCAAGCAATTTTTCTTGAATGAAGGCTCCGTTTTTATCAAAACACTGAGGGAAATTAGCTTTCAACACAGCCAGTTGCTTGCTGTTAGCCGTTTCTACTTCGGAAAAAATCGTTTCTTTTTTCATATCCATTTTAAACCAGATCATTTAGCAACAAAGCGCCGCCTCCCCAGCCCACTAGAGCCAGAAGTTGTCACACTTATACGAGGGCACTATCACTATCTATATGTTTGAATAATCGTGTTTCTTTGAGCGATGCTCGGCGAGCAAACAGCCATTATTTGGGGAAGTTTAATCCGCATTGAGAAGCAATGCATTATCTATGATGATCTGCTCCCATTCTTCGAATGCCCGATCGCGGACGCCCTGGGGAACGCTGTTAGTTTTGAAATCGACGACCGTACGCCATTTCCCGTCCGGACGGTACATGCGCAGAGCTTTACTTCCCCCCTCCCTGCGCACCTCAACGTTATGCTTATCAGCAAACTCTTGTAATGCTCGTAGCGTCCCATGCTTTACTGTGTAGTATCGCTTTTTCAAGTTTTCTCTCCAGCCTGTGCTAAGGCTTCAACTTCCAAATCGTAAGACTCAAACTCATAGTCCTGGTCGTCAACCTCTTCAGGTACTGGCAGTAAATGCCAGGCTGAGTATATCTGACCATTATCAAAACGCTCCTGGCTGTAGAGCGTCGCGGCTATGAGCGTCAGCGCCGGGCGGTCATAACGGTAAATTTTGCGAACGTCACGGTCAACGAGACGACCGAAATTACCATAACCGCGCTCCAGTAATAATTTTTTAATTTCCGGCCAGTATGGACCATAGCTGCGGTACAGGCGGGGATTTTTCAGTAATCGCCCGCGTAGCCCTGACAGGAAGAAATCAACGTATTCGTCTTCTGTCTTTCCTAACAACGCTGTACGGAGTACCGCCTCAAGATATGTTTTATTCGGTTTTATTGTATCAGATAGTGTGGCCATATTATGCGACGCCCGGCGAACCGGGCGCTCCTGTTATGCGTATTGTTGGATGACGGCCAGAACGTCCGCCACGTTGTGTTTTGTCTCGATAATCCACCAGTTACCCGGGAAATCGCTGTTCTTCGCCTTCGCTGGCAGCCAGCGAGCGCCGAATTTCGCCTTGATTGCGTCTTTCGCACGGAAAAGAACGCCTTTCATGCCTGAGGCTTCCTGAAGCCCAAATACCTCGCCAGCGGCGAATTTTGGTGCGTACATCATCTTCAGGTCGGCGGTGGATACGCGATAATTCAGACCAAGAGACTGAGCTATGCTGGTGGCATCACCCTGTATTGATGATAACTCTTCTTGTTTCTCGTTTCTGGCGGCAATTTCTTCCTCCGTGATGTTGCCAAGGGCCAGGTTTATCCGATCAGCGTCGGCCTGTTTCTCTTCATCGGTGCGCCCGGCAAGAACCGTGTTAATTCTCTGCAATATCTCCACATGATTCTTGCGCATGCTGAGCAATTCCGGCGTAACCTCGTTAAGATCCACCAGCCCAAGGATGGCAAGGTCGGAAAACATTGATACCAGGTTGTAGGTCATGCGATAGCTGAATTGGCCATAGGCTGATGGCAACTGCACCGCATCCATTTGATAGGCATCCATAAATTTAGAGCCGTCGTTTACGACATCCGCAATTGCAGGTGTGATTTTCCCTGTGGTGGCGGCCTCCCTGATTGCTGTTACCCACGATTGAGTCAGTGCGGCGACTGCATGATTCAGATTGGCTTCCCGTTCTGCTGCGATGCGCGCGCTTGCTGCGTCCATTGCCTGCTTGATCTCGGCTTTATTGCTGTAAATGCCAATGGTGCCAAACTGTGCTGTGGTGATCTCATAATCTGACGCCCGGAACTCATGGGTACCGAAAATGGCATTGGTGACCTCAAGTTCAGAATCCCCGTTACGAGTAGCCCCCTGGCTTGTTTTCTCCGGCATTTTTGCGATCGCATCCGCTATTTTCTCCTGAATTACTTCAGGGGATAGCGTATCTCCGTATGACGCGATTACATCGCCATAATTGGAGCCAAACAATTCAACCAGGAATGTTTCTGCCGAACGGATCTGGCGGTTATTCCCTTCCGACATCATACCAAGCACCCATTTTGCAATTGACGACTTCAGCGCGCCGTCACGGCGATCCGGGTAAACCGCATGCTTCAGTGGGTCCGTATAGGTACCAACAAAATCAATGCTATAGCCTGACTCTGTAGTCTGAACGCCGTATGAGTCAGTGATTTTGATCATGCCGCGCTGCCGGAAACGGTAGAAATCGTCACAGGAAATGATGTCGTTAATCCCGGCGATGGAGACGCCACCACTGATTTTCTGCATAACAGCATCTTCATCAGGAGTTACATCAACCTGTTTATCCAGCGTCTTCACATCCCAATTACCAGATTTGGTGCCTTTGAAGGTGAAGATGATCTCCACGTCTGCGCGCTGGCTGTCGAAGTCCAGCGACTTAATGCGAACGATATCACCGGCACAATCGTAGTATTGGCCTACACGCCATGAGCGATCGCCGATAACAAGGAACTCACTCGCATGGTTAACCATGTCAGGATCAATATCCAGAATGCCTTTATTTATTGCATCCTCCATCAGCGGGCGCAGGCGTTTGATATCCGTCGCGGCCTTCTGAGTACGGTTCAATAATTTCTCATAGCGGGAGATGGCCTGAGAGATATTAGCCTTGCGCTGAATGGCGCTTTTCAACGACGCGCGATACTGTGCTAACAACATACGGTCTGTGTGATGGACACTCCCCCAGCGGGCCTTCCAGTCTGCGTTATCCGCTGCCTTGGCCATTGCCGCCTGTTTGAATTTAGCTACCTCGACGGTGGTCTTTTCAAGTTCCGCTTTGCTTCGCTCTAATTCAGCGGTAAGTACCTCCACATCCTCGCCAGCTGCGTGCTGCGCCTTGATGTAGTTCTGAAGGTCGATAGTAGCCTGTTCTTTCTGGCGAGCGCGTTTCGCAGCTTTCGCCTTATCCATTTGAACCTGCATCATTGCCAGACGTTCGCCGTCATCCTTCGCGGTATACATCTGCATTTCGATCATGTCATTGGCATCGGCGTTCTCCATTTCTGACTTATCTGAACGGAGGATATCGGAGATCCAGCCTGCTTTACGCTTCAGCGTCTTCAGTCGGTATTCATCGAAAGACCCCTTGCCGCAGTAGTAGTGAACGCGAACGCTTGCACGGTTGGAACCAACTCGGGCACCGCGACCGTTACGCTGTGCGATACTGGCTGGTGTCCACGGCAACGTCAGGTGGTGGATATCCGTCGTTCCTCGATGCAGGTTGATACCCACCTCTGCCTTTTTGTTGCAGATGATGATCGGAGTCCGGCCCTCCTGGAAGTCGGCTGCAATCTTTTCCAGACCGCCCAACGACATTTCATTTTGCTGCGCGATATAGGCGTCATACAGAGCCATTTGCTCGTTGTATTTCGCTATCTGTGCATCTGTTGGTTCATCCGGTAGCTCTTTCGGCGGTTTAACCGCTTTCAGTTTCTTACCGGTTTTACCTGCCTCGGCAACCGTCTGAGCATTCAGGATCCCCACCTTTGAAGGTTCAAGGTTTAGAGCATTGCAGATAATGCGCTTGAGCTTCTGGTGCTTCGTTTTTTCATCGGTGAAGATGATTTGCTTACCTTCCGGGAAAAACTCCTTCAGCGTGGCGATCAGCTTCGCGTATTTCGGCGTAACGGGGTGAGTTACGGTCTGTTCGTCAATGCCAAACCTGGCCAGGCGCTTATTCACTTCCTGCTCGAACGCTTCCGGAACCTGCAACTGAATAAACTCGCCCTTATCTATCAGGGAGTATTGCGATTGCTGCGTGATTGAATCATCACTGTCGTCGTCTTCGCTGGTGGCTTGTTTAGGCAAACTGTCCGCCAGCTGCTGCACCGCATCGGCGTACTCCGGCAGGAAACGATAGGTGATCCGGCGATAGTACAGGTCCATGTCAGTACATACGCGGTCCATATCCCTGATTATTGAGAAGATCGGACGGGCTTTCTCGTGCTCAATCACGCCGTCTTCATTGACCGAGGTCGTTACGCCATTGTTGGCTTTGGCCGCCGCTTCCGCCTGCTGACGCAATTCTTCATACGCCGCCAGTTGTTCTTCAGTAAGTGGTGCATCCTGCTGGTGTTCGTCCAGCTCCGGGATCTCCACGGTATCCTTAACGTCTTCCGCCGTTTTAAGCGTTACCCAGCGATGGAATATACCGCGCAGCGCATCAAGGTTTTCAAAGCCCACCAGCGCCATTTTTTCTTCAACTTCACCGCTGATTTTCTGTACCGTTTCCAGCCTGGTCTTGCCGAAGAATTTAACGAAGTCATCAGGACCGTAGATCCCCATGTTCTGCCAGTATTCCTTCGGCAGAACATGAGAAAGCATGTTGTATGCATCGATCGGGGTGTTAACGACTGGCGTTGCAGTCAGGAGAACCGGCCCGCGCCCGCCATTCTTTTTCATCAGGTACGCGTTTTTAATTGCCATATCTCGCGCCGATTGCGCCACCGCGCTGGTGGGCAGATAGGCCAGTTGTGACGCTTCGCGACCATTTTTATAGCAATTGCGGTAGTTGTGGCCTTCGTCAGCAATCACGCTGTCGAAGCCCATATCCTCAAAGTACGGATACTTCTCTGCTTTTTCGGTACCGGTATCTGAATACTCCGACAATACCCGGCGACGCGCGGCCTCTTTGCGGTGGGAGTCGGAATCCATTGCACTGGCTACGCGCCCGGCGGCAACGAAGTCATAAAGCATATCCTGTGCATGCTCATCTATGGTGTCATCACGTAGCGGAATGCGGGCGTATTGTTCTTTGGTAAACACGACTGCACGGTAATTTGAGTGCGGGATCGCGTTCATCCGCGCCGTGATAGTGGCTTCATCTGCCAGCTTAAGAGCATCGCGCATAACTGGAGTGCCATCAGTACCAAGAACAGGTTTACCGTTCTCATCGAGCACCGGCACCTGGCGAATCTGATCGCCATCCATCAGCACATCAAGACCGACGAACAGGTAGTTACTGAATGCCTCTTCACTCAGGAATTCTTTTGTTTCGTAATACCAATTTTCCAGCACTGATTTAGGCACTACATACGCAGTACGGGTAGAGCGACCGTTCTCATAGTTGAACGCCTCAAGCGCCAGCGCGGTCGTGGTTTTACCCAGCCCGGTGCCAAAGCCCAGGATGCCGCGCCCATCTTCGGACAGTCGGCGCACCTCGCTATTCTGGTAATCAAATGGCTGGCGCTTACCGCTTAATCCCTTCAACCCAAGCGGATCGCCAGAGTGTTCATACGGGATATTGCTATTGAACACATCGTTGTATTTGGCAACCAGCTCATCGTAGCGATCGTGCGTCTTGATCCACTTATTGAACTGGTCCTCAAGCAGTGCCATCTGCTCGCGGTAGCCGTTCGCCGTCGCGCTATCTTTGCCACCGATACGCGCACCATTGAGATACTTTTCCAGCTGTGCCGGGAACCCGGTCGCGTTTTCACCTGATTTACGGTCCCACTCGTAGCGGATCTCGCCTGTTTCTTTATCCTTGCGCTGGACGACACCGTATCGGTGCCCGACGAACAGACCATCACCACCGTGATAGGTGTCAGAAACCATTTCGTCGCCTTCCAGCTGCACTGACTGCACATAGCGCAGATCCGGATAGCCGTTTTCCTGCAAAAACTCCAGAATGACGGAGCGGTCGAACCAACGGCTATTGAGCTTAAAGCGGATATTCTCTGCTGGCGTCTTGATGCGCTTCTCTTCGATCGCTGCCAGCTGATTAAGGACGTTGTTTTTTACTGGACCGTCGGGGAGTGTGGCAAGGAATTCCTGTTTTGGAGCCACTATCTCGTTAATGTCGCCGCTGGTGGCGCGGGCGAACGGAACAATCCCGCCATACGGTGAAACCGCAATACCAGGGGTGCTGGCCAATAAATTAAGCAACTCTTCATCACTGGCTGGCAGTTCGCCGGTAAACGCAAGGCGGAAATCATCGAGCTGGATTGGATCGCGGGTAAGATCGCTATAGAGATAACGCAGGGTGTCCTGATAGCTGGTGGAGTCATAACTGGCGCTGGAATCATGCGTAACCAGCTTTCCTGTCAGCTCGTCAGAAATAGTGCCATCCAGCTTAATTGCACCACGGAAAGCAAACCAGGCGCGCGCACCGCTCCCCGATAATTTCGCTATCGGACCGCGACCGGGGTTACCAAAACGGTCAATCTCTGCCTGCAAACGGGATACCAGAGAAAGGCGCTGCTGTTCGATTTGTTCAGCACTATGCCCGGCGGCCTTCATGTCCTGATATTCAATTAACATCCGGCCAATCATCGCTCCGCGATACAAGCGTTCACGGTATTTTTCAGGTTGGCTGTTAATCCAGTCCACCAACTGCACCATATCGTCGCTGATTGATGTGGTGTACTTATCGCGGACATTTGCCATCTGGGTAAATGTCATGCCGAGACGACCTTCTGTGGTAGTCAGGTTACGCTGAAGAGCCTCCCAGCTATCCGCGCCATAACTGGCAACATCAATCTTCAGCTCCTTCCCGGCATCAGCTTCAATCCAGCGACCACCAGCATATTTTTGCCATACGCCATTAATCAGGCGCATTTCCCCTTCATCAACAACATCTGCGGTCGGTGACGGTTCAGCCATATCGAGCAAAGACCAGTCGATACGACTTTCGAAACGATGAATCAGCTTCGCTTTAAGAGCCTGGTTATCAATCTGCCCGTCGGCACGAACCTCAATACGCCCCTGGAATCCCTTCTCCTGAGTGCCATGAACAAACCGGCGGCCGTCCTTTTCAAACCACTTGCCAGAAATAAACGTTGGCCAAAGCACATTTGCCGATTCAAGAGTACCTTCATCCACCAGGGGGATTTTCTCAGCCATCTCCGCCGGATGTTTGCGCATCAGCACCACATCAACGACTGTACTGGTCCCGTTTGCGTCAAAAGTACCGGTAGGCAAGCGGTGAGCGCCAAGAAATTCAGCTTTACGGGATAAGCGCAGGCGTAACCGCTTCATGTTTGAACCTGAAACAATGGACGGCGGCACAATCACGCACATGAATCCGCCTGGCTTTATCTTGTCCAGCATGCGGAGCATGAAGTAAGAACCCATGTCCGTTTCTTCTGCGTAAGGCTTATCGATGTTGCGTGTGTTATCACGACCGCCGAACGGAACGTTACCCACAACATGGTCGAATGAATCGTTAGGCGTGCTTATAGCCAGCTGTTCGAACGGGGAAATCTGTACGCTGTCTTCCGGGTGTAACAACTGGTTTATACGACCGGAAACACTGCTGATCTCAGTCGCGGTCATCACCGTACCAACCGGTTTTGTCTCATTAAAAACGCCGGTTCCCGCCGATGGTTCCAGAGTGTTACCTACGTCCGCGCCGTAGAGCTTCATGATCTCCCAGACACCTTCAGCGATCGGCTTTGGTGTGTAATATTCGGAGACGGACCCGCCAATGCCGCCTTCACCGGTGTACCCAGCCAGGATCTGGCGCTGTTCATCTGTCAGTGTCGCGCCGTCCACCAGCGAATTAAGCAAATCTATCGCCTTCTGATTCGCCTCCCGGCGCAGTCGGTCATAGCTTTTGCCTTCCACCTTTTCCACGCCGTATTTAATCGGCGCTCGGTGAGATGTTATTGCCCTAATGTATTTCAATATTTCGCTGACACTTGAACAGCGAAACACCCGCATATATAGCTTGTTCATTGGTAATCCTTAACAAGTGACTAGTGTTAAATTTCCGTTCAAACACGATGCGAATTATTCTAATTAAGGTGCAATCTTGGCAGACAATAAAATCACGCTATCCTCGGTCAGGAAGGCGCTGGCGGGGGTTTTTAAAGACAACGGAGAACGGGACAACATCCTCCTGTCCGCGCTGGCTGTGCACGGCGGAAGTGGGTATTTGTTTTCTCGCGCAGGGGCACCGGTACAACTATCCGGCTTCTTAGGCGGCAAACCGGGCGATAGTGGCATGGCTGGCGATGGGCTGGTGGACGGAAGTCGCTTTATCTTTGATGAAGTTCAACTGCCGGAAGACCGCTTGCAACGCTATCCGCTACTCGAAGAGATGGCGGTTTACAGCACGATCGCCACCGCGCTGAACATCCATATTACGCACGCGCTCTCTTTCGATAAGAAGACCGGACAAACCTTCTCTATCGTGCCGGTACACAACGGAAACGATAGTGACTATGACGCCGCGCAGGGGTTGTGTGACGAGCTGATGAACGACATCGGGCGAACCATCAACAAAGAGGTCGCCGGGTGGGCATTTATCATGTCGGTATTTGGGGTGGCTTATGTCAGGCCATACGCCAAAGAAGGCATAGGGATCACGTCTTTTGAGTGCTCCTATTACACCCTTCCGAGCTTCATCAAAGAGTTCGAGGTCAGCGGCAACCTGGCGGGATTTAGCGGCGATTATCTGAAGGACGCGTCAGGGAAAATGGTTTTCGCTGATCCGTGGGCCATTATCCCTATGAAAATCCCCTACTGGCGGCCTAAGTCAAACCTTATGCCTGTGCACACTGGCCATAAGGCTTTCAGCCTGCTGGATAATCCGGAAGAGCGCACGCCGATTGAAACCCAGAATTACGGGACCAGCTTGCTCGAATACGCCTACGAGCCGTACATGAATCTGCGTTCGGCGATCCGCTCGCTGAAAGCAACGCGTTTTAATGCGTCGAAAATTGACCGAATCATCGGCCTGGCGATGAATAGTCTGGATCCGGTTAAAGCAGCCGATTATTCGCGCACCATTACTCAGACGCTTAAACGAGCAGCTGACCTGATGGAAAGACGCGCACGTGGCGCGAATAACATGCCTACGGTGACCAATACCCTGCTGCCTATTATGGGCGACGGCAAGGGACAGATGACTATTGATACGCAGACCATCCAGGCTGACATCAACGGCATTGAAGACATTCTCACCTATATGCGCCAGCTGGCGGCAGCACTTGGCCTCGATTACACCCTCCTGGGGTGGGCAGATCAAATGTCCGGCGGGCTTGGCGAAGGTGGATTCCTGCGCACGGCAATTCAGGCCGCCATGCGCGCCTCATGGATCCAGCAGGGCGTAGAAGAGTTCATTCAGCGGGCTATCGATATTCATCTTGCTTTCAAGTACGGCAAGGTATACCCGGAAGGTGATCGCCCGTACAAAATCGAATTCCACTCCGTTAATACCGCTCTGCAACAAGAGCACAACGATAACCGCGACTCGCAGGCGAACTACGCCACCATCGTTACGCAAATCCTCGATGCCGTCAGCAATAACAGCGTCCTCGCCAATTCCGATGCATTCAAACGTTACCTGTTCAGCGATGTGCTGGAGATTGACGAAAAAATCTCTGAAGCACTGGTGAACGAACTGAAAGCGGAAAGCGAGGACGACGATCACCTGATGGATTCCATCATCAAAACACCGCCACAGGAACTGGCGCAAATCCTTGAATCGGTCTTTAAAGAGGGAAACGAGAATGACTGATGTTTTGAAAACGGTCACTGACCGCTTTTGTCTCTATAGTAATGCTAGAAAAGGTCGCCAGAACGGGCGACAGTATGTATTAAGCGCGGTAAAGGCCATGCTTGAAAGCAAGGAAACTCAGGAAGGTTTACGCCTTGGTGAGCTTTTCGGCTATTACGGTCACGGTCGCCGCCAGCTGACCGGCAAACTGGAAGTACCAGAAACCAGCGTGATCATGGTGGAAGGTCGCCCGGTCGTAATCGACAATGTTCCAGCGTGCCGAACAGTGGCTATATCTGTTGACGACAACGGCATCGTTACCCATACACAGGAAATTCTTAACACAGAGCCGGGTAAAATTGTTGCCGCGATGATCGAAAGCCGAGCTGGTGGCTGGAGCTGGGCCACTGGCGGGCGCGAGTCCGGGAAAATCGCTGTAACCACCAGCTTCCATGGTGTGGATTATGTGACAACGCCGAACTATATCAGTCTGGATCATCCTGCCAGCGCCGGAATGTTTGAAAGCGCGGATTCTAAATCTTTACTGGCAGAGTCCCTGGCTGCGCATGGGTACTCCGACGAGTCAGTGCAGGCCGTTATATCCCATTACGGCAAAATGGCTGAACTGGAAATGATGGTGGAGGCGACAGAGCGTACGGCAGAACTGGAAACCGCACTACTCGAAAGCCAGGGCCGCCACCTCGAAGCAATGGCCAAGATCGCAGATGCTGAAGCGCGAATCGCTTTGCTGGAGGAAACAGCGGGTATCCGCGACGATGTGCTGGCAGCAATGCAAGACGAACTGGATAACCTCCCGATCTTCGTCTCCGCCGCCCAAAAAGACGCATTCCGCCTCAAAGAACCTGGTGATGCAAAAATCGTTGCCACACTTTTCGAATCTCTGATCAAAGTTGGCGCACGCAACTTGCCTGTCACCAAGAAAATTAAGGAGGTTCCGCAAGCGTCTAACGTCCAGGCACCGCGTGAGACAAGCATCATCTCGTTTAATAATTCAATCAATCCGTTTAAATAACCACCAAAAATAACCCCGGCGAGTGCCGGGGTTCTCGTTAACTATTATCGACTTCGCCTGCGTGCCATATATTTGCGCACCGCGCGGCGTGGACAATCTGAAGCGGTTTCTTTCTGCTGCATCAATCTCGCGGCCATGCTCAAAAATGTCAGGCACAGCCGAAGCCCGGCATACAATAGCGGTTCCAGTGGCCACGTTTCATTAAGCACATATACCGCCATGAAAATCGAGTCGAAAACTATCGCTGCCAGCGATAACTTCATTGTCGAAAGTCTGCGGAGCTGCCGGAGTTTATTCATTGACCAGTCCCGTCAGGCAAAGCTGGCGTTCTTTTTCACGGCGAATCTTTAAACCTCGCAGGGGCACGCCGTTACTGTTCACAAAATCAGGGAGATGGTTACACATATTCACCCATTCCCCTTTCTGCGCCCACTTGTGGATGGACGTTTCGACTCGCATGCCTCGCGCTTTGCTGTAGTAGGTCCGTAAGCTATTGCATCCCATATTGAATGCCGCGCTTGTCATTGCACTAAAGGCATTATCGGGCATGTCTTTGCCCCGGAAGTGCTGATTAATACAGCGTTCAGCGATCAGGATATTCTTTTCCCAATCAGCGGCGATTTGCTGGTCGGTTTTTCGCACACCCGGCGTTACCCCGTGTGTATTACCGATCCCGTCAGTCCATACCCCCGCCGGGCACATGTATGGATCACGTCGGCAACCTTCAGCGTTACCAATCAGCTCAAGCCCCGCCTGGTTGGTTCGCACATTGCCATTACCCATTACGATGGTAATCATCACCGCGATAGCGCAAATTGCACCGCCTCCTGCGGCTGTTTTTCCCTTCATAAAGACCTCATAAGCGAATTTTTACGCTCCAGGACAAACACCCATTCACAGCCAATACCGACTGACTCGATCCCTTTAGAAGGCACAGGATAATGCAAATCACTTGTTAGCTACGTTTCAAAGATATACATTATTGCTCTAATCATTTTATTTTATTAGGTAAGATAAGTGGCACAACGCGGTGTAAACAAAGTCATCCTGATTGGTACCCTGGGGCAAGACCCGGAGATCAGGTATATACCAAATGGCGGAGCGGTCGGAAGACTAAGCATCGCAACAAATGAATCATGGCGCGACAAGCAAACGGGCCAACAGAAAGAGCAAACAGAATGGCATAGAGTCGTTTTGTTCGGGAAACTTGCTGAAATTGCGAGTGAGTATTTACGAAAAGGTTCTCAGGTCTACATCGAAGGGAAACTTAAAACCCGTAAGTGGACAGATGACGCCGGTGTAGAACGTTACACGACGGAAATTATCGTCAGCCAGGGCGGCACCATGCAAATGATCGGCGCTCGCCGTGACGATTCACAGTCCTCAAATGGCTGGGGGCAATCGAACCAACCTCAAAACCACCAGCAATACAGTGGTGGCGGTAAACCTCAGAGCAACGCCAATAACGAACCTCCAATGGACTTTGACGACGATATTCCGTTTTAGAGTTTATGAGTAAAAAACGACTGAAAGAAAAGCGGTGGTCAAGACGCCGACAAAAGCACGAACTCGCAAACAAACGCCAAAGTTGGCAATGGCACGCGCTTTTAACGAATAGAACACCCCGAGATATTGCTTTCGCTGGTGGGAAAACATTCCTAACCAACCTGAAGGCGCAATACATCAGTTTTTAAGCAGAGAAAAGACTATGACAGCACAAAATACTAAAACCATTCAATACCGCCTGCGTAATGGCCAGAGTGTAGAAGTGACCATCAATAATGATGGTGTACCTGGCGAAAAGGTTTCGATCTCTGATCTGGCTATCGAAAAAACCATCATGTGCCACCTTGGCTTTACTGAAGAAGTGAGCAAAAAGCATGGTGTAGCTATCTGGCGCACAATGGATACTGGCATGCGCAGATTCATTACTGCTCGTACCCCTGGTATGACCATGATGGACCTCATACAGATTGCGCCGCTGTTTGAGTGTGAACCTTTGGATGTATTCAGCAATCCAGCTATCTGCCAGCAGTTATATGGTGAGATGAAACTCGCGGTTACCCCCATTGTGCTGCATGAAGGATCGCTTGCTGGCGTGTGGAAAGTAGAGCGTATTTCAAGCTACATGCCCTTCCACTTCCATGTCAACGGCATAATCACTGGTGAAAACCAACCTGTTTCCGTTACAAAGTCAGACCTCAAGCGCGCAATTCTTGAAGCAAGTTGTCGAGTTATCGGCATGGGCAAACAGTCTTATGTTTCCTTCCCGGCTGGCCCTGAAGGCTCGGCAGAAATTCTGATGATGGATGCCGATCTGCTCTGGCAAATACAGTTTCTGATTGGCAAAAGCATCATCCGCGCTGAAGAACTCGATCAGTACATTACCTGCACGATGACGGATGAAGTCAAAAGTGTGGCTATAGCCAATGCTAGGAACCTGTGTCGTACTGCATTGGCAGAGCTGCAAGAAAACACCACGGAAGAGGTGGAAAGTGATTAATTTTTACTAGAATAAAAAGGGGTGCCAGAGAGCACCCTGATAATACGAAATTAAAGGGAAATAAATTACATGAAGTGTAATTCTTTGCCCTCTGTATATGCAATGATGGTTAGACAAGCAAGATAGGGCGAATTAAAATTAATCAAGAGTCACTTTGTTAAGATGCGTAACATTACTTTAACACTTTATGCTTGTCATGATATTTGCTTGGAAGCCTCATGAATACATATTCTGATAAAATACACAACCTTATAGATATAGCCAAATTAGCTGTGGCCATGAGGGAACATAGCTATTTTTTCGCACTTCGTCGAGGAATAGATGTTAATTTTTGTGCTGATTTAAACGGGAGTGGTACACAAGGGATATTCATAAGAAAAAAAAGCTTTAACGCGTATGAGCCAAGTTTTATTGAAGTAATTTTTGAACCCACTCATAAAAACGATGATTCATTTCTATACGAAGAGGACCTTACTACCGATCAACGAAAAGACTACGAACCTAGTATTAACAGAGGAAAACATCGGTTCGTTGCCCAACGTGCTAAACTAAATCTCGACTGGGACAGTAATGAAATCCAACAATGGCGTTTGGATATTGAGCGACTTTCTAAACCACACAACACTCTTAATGACTGGTTAGAAAATGATTCTGAGATAATGATAATACATCTCTGCGGCGGTTATAGGTTCCGTGAACCAGTGATACTCTCTCAAAGAGACATTAAACAATATGTAGCTTCAGGATTGACTCTGGAAGACTTAAAAAATCGGCTAAAGTGCTCAATATGTGGTGAGCGAAACGCCAAAATTAAAGTTTTTTGATCTACTTTAATAGGAAATGGCTTGCTTCCATAACCTAAAGCAAGCCACTACGCGTTTACTTTAAGTACACAATTAACATATCAGAACAGATTATTTGTGCACAATCAGGGAGTTAATATACGATCTGGTCTACATGATCACCAAAATCATCGTCGTCGTCGTCGTCATCATCGCCACCATCTACTGCTGGCCAATCAACAAACCAGCCAGCGTAAAGATGCAGCGTTCGGAGAACATCACTTGCGGGAGCATCAAGGGTGTTAACGAATCCCATATAGCTATTGGGATTTGCCCCTGCTATGGCTTCAGCGATCATGTCCTCGGTAATGTCACCGGAGATAATGCTTAAACGCCCGGAAACTTCTTCATTATCATCAAATTCGATAATGGCATCTCCGCCTAATGGCGCTGCGATTTTAATCCGCATTATTTAGCTCCTTTGCCACACCTAATAACAGTTCCAGCAATCCGTCACCATTCATCAGTGATGCGGCAGCGGCCTCTTTGTCATGATACAACTGAAGAGCCATAGAGAATACTTCCGTTGCTGACGTTTTGGAAATAGTCGGTGATTTCTGCCGAATTTTCCCGGTGTTACTTACTGAGGCTGGCGGGTATACCTTCGCCATATAAATATTACTCAATCGAGATCTGAAGCACCATTCAGGCTTGCCACGCCCACCGATATTAACGAAAGATGGCTTATCCCCTTCAACATTGGCCTTCAGGAATGACCGGGCTTTCTCTAACAAACCAGGGTTACTGTACTCAAGATGATGACCCAGCTCGTGCCACAGTGCACTTGCATTTTCATCGTTCAAATTGACAGCAACAACACCATTAAGATTTGCATATGCCCTTCCCTGGTGGTGAACCACCTTTGATAAGGTCGAAATTTTACCGCCGGTCAGGCGATAAATATCAGCAAGTTCCTTGCGCAGGTCTATCCCACCATTCTGTCCAGCGCGGGCTTCTTCCACTTCTTCCGTGATAAAAGAGTCGGCCCACTCAAGAGCTTTTTCTTCAGATACGGATGAGTTTGCGATCGCACTGTTCATGGCAGATAACACTTTCTCGTGGACCGAACCCATACTTCGCTGATTCATTTGCCAGCGTGTCTGCGGGTTATATGAGAATCGCTTAAGTAGTTGGTCAAGATGCTCAAGTTCTTCTTCGCTGACATACTTTTTAGCCTCACCAATAATGCCAGGGAGAATATTGCCGTTAGGATTAAACGCTCGCGAAAGGAAGAGTTTCAGCGCCCCCATGCCCTCCGATGCTTCAATATCACCAATAACCTGGTTAACAATGGCCGCACTCTTCGGATTAGCATCCGCCAACGCTCTGGCTACGATTTGCAGGGACGATACGACCTCACGCTGCATATCAGTCCTGATCTCATCAATAAACTCTGGCGTTATGCCGTGCTCTTTAAGGATATCCCTGCCTTCCGCCGTTACCCCATCGATATCACCGACATGTTTATTAACCCGACTTTGCAATGCCTTAAATGCCTTCAGAATTCCACGGGCATCATCCGCTTTACTAACGGCCTTCCTGAATGCTGGCAAGAAGTCAGAGTTAACCTCATTTTGTTGATCGGCCCACTGAATGGATGCTTCTTTCATCTCGTCAAGAGTCAGATCACCCAACGCGGTATGATCTGTGAATATGAGCGACAACCTCTGAACCATTTCTGCCAATGGTGATGCCGTATGCGCCGCGCTAAGGAATGCTTTCACCCTGGTTGGGCGAATGGAAAACCAGTCAATAGCTGGTGGCATATCTCCGTTTTTTATCGCCTGCGCTATCTCATCAAAGCCATCGCGCCCAAGGGAGGATGCGTGATTTAACAAGCCGCGAAGTAACGAATTGCTGATACCGAATAATCGGCACCATTTTTTCACGTCGGCAACAGGCATTCGAACAAAATGCGCAAGCACTTGTACAAGCTGTTCATCCTGGGGATCTGTGCGGGAAAGCAGCCTGATCAGATGAATAATGTCTTTGATGCCGGATGCCCGATGTAATAGCAAACTGGTATACGGAGCAACACCGTTGTAACTACCGCCGGAAACGGACTCGAAAAGACCGCCGGATATCCCTTGCATGCCTTCGTTTTCCAGTTCCTGAGACACCTGGCGAAGGATATCCTGTAACGACACATCGCCGCCGCCAAACATATCCCCGAGCGCCTGGCCCTGGTGCTGTAACTCATCATTGATACGTTGCGCCATCAACTTAAAGGCGGTGGCCATACGCTTCGCGCTACGGTTATTCGCGACGATAAACAACGCGAGTGCTTTCACTTCCGGGGCCGTTTCGCTGAACATATCCCCCTGAGCAATAACATCGGTAATATGCTGGCCTGACTCCTTCGATTGCCTTACCAGGTCTACCGCATCTTTCAATGCCGCCAGCGCCTTTTTATCGAGGCTATCCGCTGTCTCAATGCCATCAACAATAGTTGTCACAGCCTGCTTGTGCGCTTCTCCTGACAAAGCCTGCATCTGGACAAAATCATTGGCTGCCGCATTAAGCGCCGTCAGAACATTACGCATATCCGGATCAGGTTCTTCTGCAACCATCCTTACCAGGCGCGCATCCTTATATGCCTTGGCAAAGATCGCGTTTTGTATACGGTCTACAAGTTGCCGTGTTGGTCGCCCATCTTCCGTTACAAGGCCAGCAGCCTGTGTGGCACCAACTTGCGTCATGAATCCGCGAATAAACGCGTCATTACTGCGGCTAAGCAGATCTCCGCTTTCTGATGGGTTAAACAGCGCCATCATCGCCGGAGTTATGCTGTCAGCATCAACAAAAGCCTTTTCACTGGCTGCCATTTCCTGAAGATCAGAAATATTTGAGTCCTTGGCAAACTGAACGCGGTCAACCTTAGTTAACCGGCGGCGCACCAGTACCGGAGCCGCCATTGATTCAACCTTTTCAGGTCGTATGCCGAATTCGGTCGCATGATCAATCAGGTACTCACGATACCGATCCGCATTGCCGTCCTGATAGGCTTTGATGATCCCCATGGTCCGTCCATTACCTGACTCAACGGCATTGTCCTCACCAATTATCGGCGCGCCATGGCTGGATAAACCGGAATCGGTAAGCTGGGCAGGACGCAAATCCTTGGATATCTGGTTGACCTGAAGAAGACTGGATGCGCGGGTCCGGTCGCGCGGCTGAAGTTCCTGGGGATAGTCAGGGTTAATTTTCCCGTCCAGAGTATTGGATACCAAAAGAGCTGAGGCATCGATGATATCAAACGCTGTTTTTACCTCGTCTCCCTTCGCTGTCACCACATACGAAACCCGCCCGTAATTGGGCAGGTTTTTTAGCAGCTCGATCAGCGTTTCTATGCTGGTGGCCATTACCACCTGATCGCTTAAGCTCATCCCTGTTACGCCTTATTCTGCCTCTTTAATGTTGGCGGCTATCCATGCCGCCGTGTGCTGTTTAACCTGGTCCAGGTCGATGTATGTGCCAACATATTGACTCAAGTCCTGTAACGTACCGATAAATGCATCAGTGCTCTGATCGACGAATTTATCAGCCAGGAAATCAGCAACCAGTTTTGGCACACCATCATGTACCGAAGGTTGTTTTTCCTCGCCACTACCGCTGCCGGACGCGCCGTACCCCATCTGTTGCATGATCTGGTCAATTTCATCGCTGATATCCAGCAACTCCATGCCACTCGCGGTAGCAGCTTTGGACATCAGAGCATCCAACTTATCGCTGAGATCCATTAACTCAATAGCTGATAGTGTCATGCCGCTACCCCCGCTTTCTGGATTGCTACCAGCAGATCAGCCAGGTGGCGAGCAGCGCCATTAACCAGCTCTTCGTTTTCCTCAAAACGTCCGGCAGCCTGAAGGGCTGCAATCGCTTCCCGGACATTGCCCCGGGCGTTACGGATCTCCGCCATGTCAGTGCTTTGCATATCCATCACGTTATTGAGATATTCAATGGCTTTATTAGCCTCTGCATCTGCTTCGCTAACCGTTTCATCAGGCTGTGCCGGGGCCGGTTCTGGCTGAGTAATCTCACCGACTTCGGCCTGCAATGCATTGATCATGCTCTGCACCATTTTCTCGGTGCCAGCGCCACCAGGAAACGCAATATTGGGGAAAGTTTTTTGAAACTGAGTTTTCAGCATTACGCGGAACTCGTCTGGTGAGCTGGTGGCCAGCTCCAGAGCTTTTTGTGCATATTTGCCAAACGGACCATTAGTAAGTGTCTTCGCAAGGAAGTCGAAAGAATCCTCGCGAGGCAATAACTTCAGGTCGTACGCACTCATTTGCTGATCAGAAAGCGGGGTATCGTAAGTAGCAATGCCGTAGCGTGCATATTCATAATACGGGTCACCCTTATCAGGGCGCGGCAGAATTGCTTTGTTACCTTCAGGTATTGCGCCAGGGGCCGCCGGACGCATTTGCAGGGCATATCGATATGCACCTACAGAGACTTCTGGTTCAGGCGAAGAGCTACCGGTATCCTCCGCTGGTTCAGGTTCGACGTTTTCCGGTTTATGTTCTTCTGGTTGGACCATATATTCCGATACATTACCCGCTTTATAGGCTTTAAACAGCTTGCCGAGCGCATCTGCCATGTCCACACCCTGTATGGATTTAGCCTTGATCATGTATACGCTGCCATCCGGATCGGTTAACTGGATATACCCTTCGCCATCCCCAATGAATTGCTTCATTGATGCACCATTACTGAGCGTCGCTTCCCCGTCCATATGCATACGATTTTTGATACTGGCAAGGCGATCCGTCAGCGCGCGAGAGTGCCCACCAGTCATCCCCGCAGGGGCAATGGTATCGCGCCCACCAGTGCGATTGAGCCGATCAATCTCCCCCTGCAAACGCTCATTCTCTTCATAAAGAGAATCCGCTTCCGATGCAACAGCGTTAATTTTCTGCTCCAGATCTGCCTTCTGCCCTTCTACCGCTGCCACCTGATCCGCTAGGTCGCTCATGGCATCCTCTTTCTGATCACTGTCAGCCTGTAGTTGGGTTATTTCATCAACCAGGGCTTTTTTCTTCTTCTGCGCACGATGGAATTTTGCCGAGTTTTTCTCTGCAAGGTTGGCAAGTTTCATGGTGACCTGCGCCAGCGTCATATCACGTCCACTCATCGGAGCAACGGTATGAGTAACGTCTTTTTTATTCAGTAAGAACTGGAAAGCAACCAGCGTATCGCTATTGGTGATCCGGTTTTCCGCTGTCGGGCTATGAAACAGAATGCTGATAGTCTGACCATCACTGAGCGGAATAATGGCTGGCAGGACCGGCAGCCCGTTAACGTTACGTGCCCGGCCAATTTCAGCACCGCCGATCGCGCGTGCACCGTTCTGGGCCACATCCCCCGTTTTATCACTCCCCGCAGAGATTCCGGTACCATTCAGCTTCTGGTTCAATGCCCGGACAAATGCCTGCATGGTCCGGTGTAACTGCAAACGAGTAGAACTAATCGCCTCCAGTAAATCCGTAGCACACCAGTGGATCGGCGTGTCATAGAAGAACGTAGCCTCGATTTCCTCCAGGGTATTGGATTCCGTCATCAGATAGCGGTCCTCACCGGCCATTAATGCGCGATATTCATCATCAGTCACTGGCGGGGGAAGCACGTCAAGCCCGGGCTTGATCGTCACCCCTTTATTGATATTGAACTGTTCCATGTTAATTTCCTGCTTTCAGTTGCTTAAGACGACGTTTGAGTTCGCCATTCCGTGCCTTTTCGTTATTGAGTCGGCCCGTCTCCTTATCCAGCTTCGCCCGCAAATCAGTGATCTGCTGTTGATTGAAAGACACCGAATTCTGCGCGGACTTATAAGCGGCAACCACCTGAGCATTCCGCTGTTTTGCCTCTTGCAGGCGCTGAAAGTTGGATTTAACTGCTGGTTTCTTGTCTACCGGATTGGCAACACGCTTCGCTTTGGCGATCAGTGATTTTTGGAATTTTGCGGAGTTTTTGCGGGCCGCTTGCCCCATGGCGGTACCAAGCGTCTTGATATCCGGCGACTGTGCGTTAGGAATAGCTTTTCCATTCAGTTTCACAGACGATATATCGCCAGTATCGTTTACCTGTATGCCAAGAATTTGTCCGTCGTTAAGAACCAGCTTTGCGGTTTTAACTTTAATGCCATCTTTCGTTGTTGCGCGGTTGCTGGAGTCAACCTCAATTACCGTAACACCGGTTTTATTGATCGCCGCGATAAGGGATTTCAGCCCCTTTTCATTAACCTGGTCAAAATCGACCGTTGCATACTTATTTTTCGTCATCTGACACATCCTGTGCGAGATTTATTACGTAACTTCTGCGGATTTGCTGAGTAACAGGGAAAATCCGATACAACGGGTTAATGAACGAGTCGCCATGCGTAACCATGACGTTGAAATGCCACAGTCGCTCTCCTATACCCATATATTCAGTGGGTATGTACAACCATTCACTGTTTTCGCCCTGTTCAGCCGACGTCAGACAACGTTGTTCGCCTTCAATCACTGTCGTCGGCTTCTGAACATCGCGGATCCAATATCTGACCGTTGCGCCGCGCAAAAACGGGAATTTAGACCGGTATTTGAACGGCACTCGGATGAAACCCGGTTTAATTTCCACATCACCAAGTTCTAAATGCGTGATGTCCTTGCGTTTTAGCAAATAGCGATCGGCTAAGGCTAACGCAAGAACGCATACTCCCCAGCCAATCATTTCCCGCCTCCCTTTTTCACCAAACTTGTAAGAACATTCAGAATGCTATCGATATTCACTCGTTTCATCCCTGAAATCACCTCATGACCGTTATTGCTGGCTATCGTTACCATTAAGTACGTAATTGATAACTCCCAGCCCTCATGTTGCCCCAATAGGTACGCCACCGCGCCAGCTGTCACTGCAACAAAGATCTCCGTAACCAATCCCAACAAATTGCCAGACTGGCGACCGTCTCGGACATCCATCAGGAACGTGCCTATCCCACCAATTACTGAAAGCAGGAACGCAATAGCAACTGGAGCTAATTCCTGTGTGTCAAGCACAAGTTCCCTCCTACGTTGTCAGGAGGTAATGGTATGCAAAGTAACTTCTCAACCGGTCATTTGTTGCTTAAGAGGCATTTCTATTGAGGTACGAATCGATAATCCTTTGTGACTTTTCAAGAATGAGCCTGTTATTGATGCTGCAAATAATAGTCACGCAATTCTGAAGACTTTCATCCATACCCTTATATTCCGCGAAATACATGCCTATAAAGCCTGCAAGTACGGCAGCAATACACTCGGCCATCAATTGCCTGCATGACGCTTCGTAACGTTTTTCACGAACCCCATTCAGAAACGAATGCACGCCTCCAAGGATGGTTATAAAAAATATGGTTAAATGCACCCCCGCTTTTCAATAAAACATCATTGGGGCACGGTATGCACTTTGTGATTTCCACACACACTGGTTTCTGTTAATCAAAATCCGCAGCTTGCTATAAATAACGATAGTGAGCAGAAAATATGCTAATAGGCTATGTACGCGTATCAACAAATGAACAAAACACTGCTTTGCAACGAAATGCCCTTGAAAGCGCAGGATGTGAGCTAATTTTTGAGGATAAGGCGAGCGGCAAAAAGGCTGAACGACCAGAGTTAAAAAATGCTTTTGAGAGGTGACACTCTGGTCGAATGAAAGTTAGATTGGCCTGGATGCAGTATGCGCTCGCTCTTGAAGCATGAACAGTAATCATCTTATCTGGATGCACTGGAACCAGTCGTTACTTCCAGCGCTCCAGATATTTTTTTAATGGGCTACGCCTCCGGGAACGCTGGCCAATTGACATCTGGTGCAGTGCAGGTATCCGTTGCGGTCACCGCATCGATATAATCCAACACAGCGTTAAGACGGGTGGTTTCAGCCTGCGTAAGATTCCGTCCGGCCTGTAATTTCAGTTGAATAAGACTAATGGAAGCCATTGCGGTATCAATCAGCGACTGTTTTTTCTGTTCAGCGTCAGCTACCAGTTCATCATGAGAACGTTCCGGAGTGGGTGGTGCAGTAAATCCCCCGTCTGAATAAACCCAGCCGATTCCGGGCTGCTCACTGATATCAGAAATATTAATGAGCTGCTGATTATCCGGCACTGTGAATTCAGCCTCGCCATCCCAGACAATGACATTCACAACCATCCCATTTTCAATAACTGCATATGACGCATTCATTATGCAAACTCCTCGATAATACAAATCCCAGCGGCACCTTTCCCGCCTGTCATACTGGTTCCGCTATAACCGGCATCGTATGCGCCACCGCCACCTGAACCATATGCCTTACCACTAACACCACCGCCAGCGCCTGCGCGTCCACCGCCGCCCCAGTGCGATGTTCCGCCTTCACCGCTGACGCCGATATTTCCGGACTGACCGTCGCCTCCATGTCCACCAGTGATGCGGATATCGCCAGTACTCGGCACACCTCCGTTACCGCCGTTTGTATTTGTAACTCCCACTTTCCCGCCACCTGCGCCACCAGGAGCAATTAACGATGCGAATACGCTATTCCCGCCACTGGTGCCGTTCGTCGCACTAACACCACCGGCCCCACCTGCACCGATAGTGACTGGATAACTATTCTGTGTCGGGGTCATTATTGAAATTATTGTTCCACCGGCCCCACCGCCAGCACCGAAAAACGTTTCATTATTGGATATAGCCTTGCAGCCGCCCCCTCCGCCACCGCCGCCCGTTATTGTTACCCTGATCCGTTTTATTCCTGGCGTCGGGGTGTACGTACCTGATGACGTGAAAACCCGGGTATTCACCAAACGCCCAACATATCCGCTTGAATCGCTCAGGCCAAGGTTAGCAGCAGTTAAAGTAATATTTGCAGAACCATCAAACTTAACACCGTTGATAGTGCGTGCAGTCTGTAGTTTCGTTGCGGTTGCGGCATTACCGGTAGTGCTCTGATTACCTGCTTTATTCACGCCCGGCAGGTCGATATTGGCACTACCATCGAATGACACTCCGCCTATTGTGCGTGCTGTTTGCAGTTTTGTTGCAGTTGCAGCATTGCCGGTAGTGCTCTGATTACCTGTTTTATTCACACCTGGCAGGTCGATATTGGCACTACCATCGAATGACACTCCGCCTATTGTGCGTGCTGTTTGCAGTTTTGTTGCAGTTGCAGCATTGCCGTTCAAACTACCATTGATGCCGCCAGTAACATTGAGTCCATTACCGATCGTAACAGTACCATTGGCATTGTTAATGATAAGCGGCCTTAAACTATTAAAGGTTCCCAGGCTGTTACCCGAATCGGTCAACATGAAATATGTGTGTGAACCATCGTTTCGGATAAAGAATCCGTAGTTTCCGAAGGCAATGCGCAGACCATTCGCCGATTTTGAAATGATCTCACCAGTAGCCGTTAAACCGCCGTTGAGATTTCCTCCGGTTATTGGTAATGCGCCGACATCCGTGGCGGTCGGTTTAATGTGCGAACTGTAAATTACATATACCGTTCCATCTGTCAGGCCTGTTGGTTTATTCGCTGTATAAGATGGTGATGTATGAATCGTTACGCTGGCGTTACTGGTATAATCCCACTGGATATTTACACCCGTGGCGAAATTACCTATTTCAACATAAACATCATAGGTATCACCGGATGTATTTACCCATGCAAAATTAGTAAATCCAACCGATGTCCGTCGCCATAACGCACCAGTAAGACCTTTTGGATTCCCATTTCCCGCACGAAGAACAAGTTCAGATATACCAGCCTGCATAGGGGAGTTAACATTATATCCAGAACTACCAATCAGGCTTATGTAAACCACGGAACTGGCCTGTGGCATGGTTACAGTTGCCAGCTTGAACCATCCAGCACCACCACTAAAAGACATTGTTGTTGAGTTGATCGTGCCTATAGACCTTGGAGTTAGCTCAATGTTTTTAGAACCGTCAAACGACACCCCATTTATAGTTCTAGCGGTTTGTAACTTGGTCGCTGTAGCCGCGTTACCGGATGTATTCTGATTACCCGCAACGTTAACACCAGGTAAATTAATATTCGCAGTACCATCAAAGCTAACTCCGCCGATAGTTCTTGCCGTCTGTAGTTTTGTAGCAGTTGCTGCATTGCCAGTTGTATTCTGATTGCCAGTGGCATTCACACCAGGAATGGAGTCCCTTGATGTATATACCTGCGCCCACGCTGACCATGCCGCATCAGTGTGATCTCTTCGGGAGCGAATGAAAACCGGCGCATGTGCACCGCTCGTACCACTCCAGCCAATAAGCAACTCGCCCTCACCAGCAGCACTCG